AGGCAGCAAGGGCCGTCATGCCGCCACCGATGCGCTGGGTGGCGGCATTCAGTTGGTCAGCATCCCGCGCGGCTGTCCTGGTGCTCTGGCCCAGTTCATCGACATTACCGTTCAGACGACGCAGCGCGTCCTGGGCGTCGTTCAGATCGGCGCGAATGCGGAGGGCCAGTGTCAGCTGCTGATTGTTCGCCATCTCAGGATTCCAACTCGTTGAGGAAGGCGGTGGCTTCCTTGCCACCGGTCATGCCAAACATCACCGCCCGAACCTCTCGGGCCTGCTCGCGCCTCTCAGCGGCCTGCGCTTCCTTCCAGTAGAGGATCAACTGCCGCCCGGTGTAGTGGCCGAGGGACTCGCGACAGTGCCCGGCGCGGACGAGGTCGGCGAAGATTCGGCCCCAGGTGGCGAGCTGGCCAGTGCCATGGCCAGCAGGCGTGGCCGCCAGAGCCGTCGCACGAAAAAACCGTTGTTCACCGTCCACCAGGTCAGTACCAGAGCTTCGCCGTCATCTGCCGGCAGCGCGTCCACCCAGTCCACGGACTGGCCGCAACTGATGGCGAGCAGCTCGCGCAGCGCGTCAGCGTGCCGAGCCAGGGCGTCGAAGATGACGTTGATCGATTCCGGTCCGTCGAGCTGCTCCGGGGGAACTGCCGCCAGGGCATCGGCCAGCGGAGCGAGCAGATGGTTGTGGCGCAGTTGCTCACTGAAGGTCAGTTCGCGCACGGTTACCTCGACGCCCCCGACCGCCAGTTGACGGTCGGGGAACAGAACGCCCAGGCTGTCGTCGGGCGCCGAGTCGGCCGGCTGGCCGCGAGGATTCACAGGCTTCTTCCTGGTCATGGCATTAGCCCAACTGGATAATGCGGCCGAAGCGCCCCAGGTCGCCGGTATCCGGCTTGCTGGTGTCCAGTAGGATTCCGCCACTGATCTGCATACCGGCGACAGTGTTGCCGTCGCTGATCAATGCCAGCTCCTGAAGCGGATCGGTTGCGACTTTGAACAGCTCGACGATAACCGGCGCGCCGCCTTCGGCCAGGTTGATGCCCTTGTAGCGCAGGGCGATGGTCGGCTGCGGCGCGGTAAACATGCCTACCTGGCGGGTCGCGGCATACTCGTAGGCCGCCTTGAACGGCTGGGTCGGGGCCGGCGTCGGCAGACCCAGCAGTTGGACCTCACCGTAGGCGCCATCGGCTCGCAGGGCGTAATACTGCGGGTCGAGGGGCACCGGAGTGCTCGCGCTGTCGGTGATGACCAGCTCGCTGACGCCCGGATTGGCCAGGCGGATTACATCACCAGCCACCAGGTCGGCGGGGAGCGACTCACCCGTCACAGAGCCGGCCGCCTTGGTCACGACCTTGCCATAGAGGGTGAGCGCCAGGTTATCCGGGTCGATGCTGTGCAAGGTCATGCTGACGGTGGCGGTCTTGCCGATGGGGAAGCTTCGGACCAGGGCTTTCTGGCCGCTGTAGCTTTCCTTGTGCTCGACCTTCTCGACTGCGAGCTGGATGCTCATGGCCGAGACATCTTGAATCCAGCGCCATTTGCCGAGAACGCCGTTGACGATAGGCGCGGCGTCAATCTCGCCTTGCCCGTAGAAATACGTTTCCTGTGCCATGTGAGGCCTCCGTAGGAATCAGATGTTGCGCATTACTTGTCGCGTTTCTCGTCGGCCTTGGGCTCGGCGGGAATCTTGGTGATCAATTGACGGCGCAGCAGGAACTCGGCATCGGCGCGGCTGACTTCGATCTCGTCGCCCTGCGCCACCGGCTTGCCGGCATGGGTGTGATTGGGTTTCTCGGCGGTGATGGTGACCTTCACGGTTTCCATGATTTGATCCTCGGGTAGACGAACCTGGCGGTGAACACCAGGGGGAAATAGAAGTAGCCGCTGGCGTAGGTGACAGGAGACTGTCGGGCGCTGCGCGCCAACGGCGCCACATCGATGGCTGGAGCCCATCCGGTCAGTGCCTTGACTAGCCGTCCCAGCAGCGGTCCTGCCTCTCGGCGCGCTCCTTCGCCGGAGTTCGACGAGTCGGCGTAATGCACCACCAGCACAACCGCCCATTGCTGGCCGATGGCCTGAATGGCGCGCCTGCCCCCTTGGTGATCCGCTCCGGTGCCTATTTCGTCGCCGAGATAGACGACATAGACGCTGGGGGCGGGCTGGTCCTGCTCACTCAAGGCCGCCAGATCGGGCACCCCGGAAACGATGGCCAGCCCAGGAACCTCTGAGCGGATACGCTCGATCAGCAACGGTTCCAGGAACAGGTAGTCGAACGGGTCGCTCACCAGTCGGCCCCCCAGTCGTTACGGCCTTCGCTTATCTGCACCGTATTGGCTACGGGCGCCGGCTTGCCATCAGCGTCCAGGGCCAGACTCAACTTGCCGTTGGCGATGCCCGACAGCAGCTTTCGCAGATGCTCGGCCGTTTTGTAGACCGGGTTCTCTTCCTTTAGAACGATGTGCAGATTGGCGTAGGCCAGGCCACAGGCAATGCGTTTGAGCGCTGTTGGCACGCTGGCGAGCGGTAACTGGTATCGGCCGTGCAGATGCAGGTCGATTTCTGAGTCGGCATCAGCGATGGCGCGATCCACGATCACCGTGTCGATGGTTGTGGCCGGTTTATTGACGCGGTCACTCAGCTCGCGGATTTTCTGCTCGCTGTACTGCTCGATCAGGTCGGCCAGCGTGCAGTAGCTCACAGCTGCGACTCCAACTGTTCCAGGACGTCGAGCGCCTCGCGGCAGTCGGCGGCAACCTGGTGCTGCAACTCGGCCTGAGCGGCGTCACCCTGAGCCTCGCTGATTGGAGCGTTGTGCTCGGCGATCTGCGCGGCGATGTCCAACTGGGCAATGGCGTGATTCATCACTCGCCCTCCTGGTTGCCGGAAAAGGTGCAGCGCTCGACCTTGAGCAGCGGGTCCGATTCCAGAGCCTCCAACTGCTCGTCGCTCAGCACGCCGTCAGCGAAGCCTTGGCCTTCCTTGTCGAAGCAGAAACCCGCTCGGCAACGGCGCTCGACGGTGGCCCGAACAAAGACGCCCTCGACCTCGTCCGAGGCGCTGTCTGGCTTGGTGGCGGGCGTCTCGGGTGCGGTGGGCGAAGCGTCGTCCATAGAGTCCGGCAGAGTGTCGTCCTTGGGCTTCTCGGTCGCCGGAGCAGTTTGGGGCTTGGCGGCGGATGCCTCGGGTGCGGTGGACGAAGTGGCGTCCGTGGAGCCCGGCAGAGTTTCGTCCTTGGGCTTTTCGGTCGCCGGATCGGTCTTGGATTTTGCGGTGGTCTTGGCCGCAGAGTTCTGGCGTGCCATGTCGTGTCTCCTGTAGCTGGAAGAAGGTGGCCATCCTTGGCCTGGCAGGCGTTCCGTCTGGGGGCTATCAGTTGAGCCAGGCGGTATCGAGTACCTGGACCAGTTCGAAGTTGGGGTTGTCCGCGCCATTGGCCAGACGTTGCACCCCGACCACTTCCTTGGCCTTGGAGCGCAGAGTGGTCGGCACCACCAGCAGGTTCGGACGAATGTCCAGCGGACGGCCGCCGTCGGCCTTCTGGTTGCGCATGGCGTCGTAAACTTTCTCGAAGTTGACCTGGTTCAGTTCTTCGGTGGACATCGCCGCCAGTTGCCAGAAGCCGAAGCCGACGTTGCAGCGGGAGCGCACGCCGTAGCGGTACTCGTCGGCCATGAAGACCTGCTCGTCGTCTTCCTTGGTCATCGAAGTGAACGACGGTTTCATGCGCTCCTGGTAGATCAACGGCTTGAGGCTGCGGCTGGTGTCGAGCAGATACCAGGCCGCCCCCGGATCAGCGGCCGGCGCGAACAGGTTGCTAACGGTGGTCGCCGTGCCGGTGCCATCCACGTTCGGATAGACCGGGTGATCGGTGTCGAAGAAGTTTTGACCGTCGTAGCAGAGATTGGCGTTGCCGGCCTTGAGCAGGGCGAAGACCAGCTCGTCGGGATGCGCGCCGGCAGCACGCCCCATTTCCTGCATGAGCGGTCCGTAGACGCCGAGGTTGTCGTCCTCGATGTCGGTACGTTTTACGCCCACGGTCGATTCGAAGAGCTTGTTGGTGATCTGGTAGCCCTGGGCCGCCATGTCCTTGATGACACGCTGACCGATCCACTCGCGCAGCTTGGGGAACTGCCCCAGCCAGCCATAGGTGTTACTGGCGGTGGTGGACGGAATCACCGTAGCAACCTGGAGGTAGGTGCTGGGTGCCGTCGCCAGGGCGTCCTGGAAGTGCTTCTGGAACGAGGTTTTCAGTGCGCTAATCAGCGCCGGAGTAATGATGGCCATGGGTCAGGCTCCTTTTGCCTTGGCGTAGTCGGCGGGGCTGATCCCGGTCAGACGGGCGGCCTCCATCTCGGCGTCGGTGAGGTTGTGGGTGTCGCCCTCCGGCTGGCGGCCTTGCAGGCGGGTCAGCGCGGCAATCGGCGCGGCCTTGTCCAGGTACGCCTTGAGCTGGCCGATGTCCTTACCGCCCAGGTCGCGTGCCCACTGCTCCAGGGAGGGCAGCAGGCGACCGTCCTGGAGCGCAGCACCGACCAGCCTGTCCAGCTCGCCACCATTGAGGCGTGCGGTCAGAGCGGCGATTTGCTCCTGGAGGTCCGTCACAGCTTCCAAGGGCACGAACTTGGCCGGGTCGGGTTTCTGACTCGGGTCGGCCTTTTTCAGTTGGCTGGTGGCGGCGGCGATCTGCTCGACGCTAGCGTCCTTGGCCAGGCCGAGGGTTTCGCGCAGCGTGGCCAGGCTGGCCGCCTGTGCGTCCAAGGCCGGCTTGAGCGCGGTCAGGGCGGCGATGGCTTCGGCCTCGGTCGCCCCTTCCTTGAGCGACAGCGCCGCGATGATGGCTTTCAGGAGTTCATCCACGGAGGTTTCCTCTTGGGTGGGGTAAAGGCCAAAGGTGGCCGCCGCTCGGCGGGCGAGCGGCTCCATGCCATCGATGGCGGGGTCGTTGGTGATGGCGCCCATCAGAATCGACAGGACCGTGCCGTCCGGGGCGTAGCTGAAGACCGGCGAGAAGTAGAGGTACTCACCGTCCTCGATCATCCGTGCGGCGCGGGCGGTGTATTCGACACGGCCCCACAGACCGGAGCCTTCGCGCCATTCGAAATCGAGGAAGCGGCCAGCAGCAGGCGCCGGCTGGCCGTTTTCCTCTTTCTTGAGGGTCTGGTGCTCATAGTCCAGGACAGGCGGTGTCTTGCGTGCCCTGGCCCGGTCGATCACGGCGGCGGCACTGGCGGCATCGATCCTCCAGGCCGGCACGTCCATGGGGCGCCCGTCCGTGGGCCGGAACTCACCAGCTGGAGTGACTTGAATCCAGGCGCTGCCATCCTCCAGCTGGGGAAGCTGGAACGAGCAGGCGGCGATGGCAACGAGTAGGCGGTTCTTTTCCATGCCGCCAATGGTGGCGACGGTAGAAAGCAGCGGTCACATGAAGGGGTTCAACGACTGCGGAAACCGTCCGGCGCCATCTTCTGGCCAAACCCTGGCACACGAATGGCGCTGGAGCGATTTCTAACGGGGCTCTAACGGGGTTAACGCACCGACTCTGATGCGAGGTAGCGGCTAACCCCGCTTCGGCGCGTGTGGTGCGTTTCTAGCGCTGTCGCGATAGCGCGGTGATAACGAGGTCCAGAATGGACTGCCGAGCGCCGGTCGCCAGTTGGCCGTTTTCGTCGAACGGCAGATACCGCCGTGCAGGAATTTCGACCTGGTGACCCCGGCCGGCGTCGCCACCAAATTGGTGGATGGCCGCATAGACCAGGTTGGACCCGATTCCCGCCTCGTTGCGATCCGCCCAGGTCGTGACCGAGCGAGCCATGGCGTTTGTGACCTGGAGGATCGGGTGGGGACCACGCCCCTTAGCCTCGCGAGCGGCGACGGTCGCGGGGCTGAGCTGCGGCCAGCCCGGCCCCTCGTCCAAAAAGGCGAACTCAGTTTCCGCGAGCAGCTCGGCAGCGATGCCACGCATGACCGGCAGCGTATCGGTCACCGAGCGCATCAGCACCGCCAAGCGCTGGCGAACCTCCTGGTCGTCCAGCTCGACGTCGATCCTGGTTGTCATTAGCGCACTCTCCTGTAGCGGCCCGTCGCCAGGCCATCCTGGATGCTATCCATGGTGATCTCCATAACCTGGCCGACATTTTCCAGTTGGCCGGGTCCGTATATCTCGCCGCGCAGACGGATAGCCAGGGCGGCACCATCGGCCTGGACGACGTAGACCAACGACTCGCTGCCGCGCTCCCACAGCACAAGGTCAGGCCGGGCGAAGCGCTGCGGCAGGTTGGCGAGCTGCTCGCGAGCGACGGCGCTGTTACGAATCGCGGTATCGCTGGTGGCGACCACGCCAGCGCGCAGTTGAGCGCCCTGGGCGACGGCGTAGGTGACATCGGTCGGGTCGAGCACGCCGATGGACATGGTCTGTCCCTGGGGGGACGCGGCGCGATCTACGAAGGCCTCCCAGGCGCGCTGGCGGACCGGGTCCAGCAGTACACCCCGTACCTCGTCGATAGCAGCCGGTGCCCCCAGGGTACGCTCGGCTTTGTCGTACAGCACCTGGTCCATCAGGTGACTCTGTACGGGACTGCCGTCAAAGCCGGCATCGGGACGGAATTGGATCTTCCGCCCGGCCCGGTCGGTCGTCTCCAGGGTGGTCAGGGTCTGTTCCCGAATCTCCCCCGTCCGCTTGTCAACCCCAGTTTCGACGGTGACCTGCCCCGTCCGGCCGAGGCTGGATTCGACGGTCAAGCCGCGACGGCGGACAGCGGCCTCCGTCAAGGCAACGATCCGGCACCGGCAGTTGTAGCCATTGGGCGGGGTGATGTGCTGCCAGATCGGATCGTCCCACCTGAACACTTTCCCATGCAGGGCGGCATGGCTGGGTCGGGTAACGCCGTCCATCACCGCTACATACATCCAGTAAGGGTGGGTTTCCCTCGCCTCGTAGGCAGCCGCGTAGCGCCCTGCCATGTACGCCGACTGCATGTTGGTCTGGTAGATGGTATCCAGGCGGCGCGGGCTGCCCAGTTGTGCGACCTCGGCGCCGCCATCCGGCGCGACCACCACCTGGCGACCCCACCAGCCCTTAGCCTCCAGGGTCGGCCGCAGGTTGCGCTTGAAATCTCGTAGCGTTTCGCCGCGCTCCAGGTTCTCGACCAGGGCGTCGCGAATGTCCTGGAACACGTCCAGGCGTGCAGCTCTGGCAACGGTCAGAGCGCGGGCGTGGGTGGCCGCGTCAACGTCATGCCAGTTCCAGGTGATCGCGAAGCCCTTGCGCTCCAGGTACTCGATGGCGGCGGCCGGCCGCAGGGCGAAGATGGCCCGCAGATCGGCCTCGGTCGGAGCGGCCATCAGTCGATCCGGTCCAGGTTGCCGTGGAGGCGGCCCCAGGTATCGGCGGCGAACAGCAGCCGGTGGAGCGCGTCCGTCAGGGCGCTGTCATCCATGTCCGGGAACGCTTCGGCGAGGGCGCCGAGTAGTTCGGTTTCGCTGTCTCCGCGGTTGACCGCTTCCAGGAGCGGGGCGAGCAGGTCGTTGGCCTGGTTTTGCATGTCCTTCGCCGGCAGGTCAGCCAGCGCCTTGTCCAGGGCCTGCTGATCGCCATAGCGCGGGCCTACGATGGTGGCCAAGGCCGCCACCCGTTGTCCATGCTGGCGGCTCAGGATCGCAGGCTGCGCAGCCGAACGCAGAACTGGCTCATTCTTGGCAGGCTGCGGGATGCCGAGCTTGTCATAGACCCAGGCACTGGGAATCTCCAGCCCCACGTTGACCAGTGCCGGAATCGACTGGGCCATGTTGGTGATGTCGGCTTGCTCGCGCAGGTCGAAGACTAGGCGCGGCGCCCGGCGCACGTCGGGACTGCCAGGACGGTTCAGTACCAGGAGCGGCCAGAGCAGATCGCGGGACAACGTGGCCGCCAGTTGGCGGGCATCGGATGCCAGTAGGTCGTGCCGAACCTCGTTATGCACCTGGCCCAGGGCAAAAGCGCCGCCGCCTGACTGGCTGGTGGTGCTGGTCAGGGTGCCGCCCAGGACCGCCTTGGATATGGCGTCTTCGCTTTGCCGCATCATCGCCAGGAACGGCTCGCTGCTACCCTGCGCGGCCTGCTGGAAGTCGATGGCCATGGTTTCGGGGATGATCCCTGCGGCAGCATGGCCCAGGCCGGTAACGGCCCGCAGCAAGGTTGCCTTCTCCTCGTCGGCAGTACCTGGCGGATATTTCCCCAGCCGGATCGGCAGGCCATAGATTTCCAGCATTTCCGCCAGGTCGGAGGTGGCGTAGTGGCGGAACAGGTACGGCCAGGCCAGCACGCGGAACAGGCCGCTGCGGGCCACATAGCCGGAGCGCGCACGCGGCCGGTGAATGATCCAGCCGAAGGGCTGCAAGGCTTCGCCGGCCGGGCTGTTGTCGCGCAGCCGCAGATCGTTCTGGTCTTCGGGGTTGAGCTGGAACCAGCTCTGCGGTCGGTGGTGGAACGCCAGCGGCATCCACTCGCGCCCCTGTAGCGCCCACTCCAGCTCAATGCAGCTGTAGCCGTGGCCGATGCCGTCCAGCGCATCGAGCAGCAAGTCCTCCAGTCCTTCCAGGTCGAGCAACAGCTCGTGCAGGTAGTCGGCATCGGCTTTCTCGGCCGCCGAGGCGTTACGCGGGGGCTCGACCGCCCAATCCAGGCCAAGGATTGCGCGCTTTCGCTTGCTCATTTCGGCGAACAGGTGGGCGTCGCGCTCCTCCATGTCCATGAACAGTTCGGCTTGGGCTTGGAGGTTGCCCTGTTCGGCCTCGACCAGGATGCGAGCCAGCTTGGCCGGCGTCAGCCCCTTGGCCGGGTGCTGGGCGAACTCCTTCGCCAGGCCGGCCAGGCGCGAGGTCTGCGGCTCGCGCAACTGCTGGGTTCGGATCGGGTTACCGTAGACGTCAACGATTTGTGCCATGTGTAGTACCTACCATGCGCCGCCGAAGCGGCCGCCAGTGTCAAAAGAATCGTCAAGGCCGGGCGCGTATTCATGCCGGCGTTTGACCAAGGTCGCCTCTATCGGCGCGAACCCCGTGGTGGCCAGCATCCAGAGCATGTGCAGGGCGTCGGGGCCATCGTCGTGGTCTGCGGCCGGGAAGTGGCGCAGCTGTTGTTCCAGGACGGTCTGGCTGGGGTGCAGACGGATTAGGCCGTTGGCCATGTGCGGCTGGAGGCTTTCGATTCGCAGCAACTTGTCGGCGTGTGGCGTGATCGCTCGGGCGGGCACCGGGCAGCCAGCCTTGGCCGAGCGCTTCACCAGCTCGGTGCGCAGGAACTCCTGGAACTGGACCGCCTCGACGCCCCACACCAGGCAGTGATAGGCCCGTTGCATGGCGATGATGTCCTCGATGATCTTGTCCGGCAGGCGCTTGCGGATGGCGGCCTCGACCACGTCCAGGACGCCTGTCTCCCGGTTGAACCCACCCACCAGGATGGCACTGGGGTCGCGACTGGAGCCTTGCTTACCCAGGGACGGGTCGCACGCGCCGTAGAACATCCACTGCGCCAGGCGGTTGACCCAGAACGTGATGCAGGCGGCGAAGGGGGCGTTCTCGCCCTGGACAGGGTCGTTCTGTTGTTCCGAGTCGAACGCCGAGTGCCCATCGCGGGCACGCTTCACCATGAGTTTGTAAAGGGGCTGCCCATCCGGCCAGCAGATGATCGCGCCGTCCTCCATGGCGGCGGCGCGTTCCTGGTAGAAGGCCAGAGCGGCGGCGCCCTCGTCGTCGGAGTTGAGCAGCAGTTCCTCCCACTTCTCCCACAGGTCCATGCGGTGCGGCCATTCGATGATCGCCTTGAACTTGCGCCGCTTCCACAGAGGGTTTTTCAGCAGGCGCGACAGGACCGAGTCGTAGTGGAGGATGGTGCCGATGATGATGACGTCCATGGTGTCGTCGGCGGAGCCGAGGGACAGCACAGTCTTTTTCAGCCAGTTTTCCAGCTTGTCGCGTTGCTCCGGGCTGCGGACGTTCTCGTCGTTCTCCAGGTCGTCGCCGATCACCAGGTCAGGACGGTGCGGGCCGTGTCGAAGGCCGCGCATCCGCTTGCCGGAGCCGAAGACCTGGACCTTGGCATCGTTCGCCGTAACGATGGTGCCGACCTGCCAGACGCGGCCCTTGCCGGCGCCCTGGGGGAAGTCGGTGGCCAGGCGCGGGTTGAACTCCAGCTCCGCCTTGATCGCTTCCAGCATCGTGGCGGCCTGTTCGAAGGCATCCATGATGATCAGGGGGTAATGCTTGCGGCCGGTGAGTACGCACCAGATCACGAATATCTGGCTCACCAGGGTGGACTTGGCATTACCACGCGGCGCCGCAATGGCTTCGTGCTGGCCGTCCGGGTGGTCCACCAGCTCGGGTAACCGCTTGTAGAGGTAGTCGTGCAGCAGCGCGTTACCGCGCTTCACGTAGTGCGGGAAGTAGGTACGGGCGAAATACTCGTAGTCCGCGCTAGCCCGTTCACGCCGGGCGGCGCTGGCCTTCGGGTCGGGGTCGAAACCTGCGACCTCGGCCTCGATCTGGCGGCGGAACTCCCCCGCAAGCTGGGCAATATCCGCCAGGAAGTCTCTGGTGCTACCCTTCATGGGTCGATTTCTCCCCAGAAGGAACCTGGTCATGATGGACTGGATTGCTGGTGCCTACGGCGGCATCAAGGCGGCCACGGATATTACGCAAGGCATGCTTACGTTGAAGACGGACGCAGCTGTAACTTCCAAGGTTGTTGAACTCAACGGCGTTCTTCTTGGGCTCCAAGGGCAGTTGAACGCAGCCCATGCAGAACATACAGGCCTTACGGCCCGCATACGGGAACTTGAGGCGGAAATAGCCAAGTACATTCGATGGGAAGAGGAGAGTGCCCGATATACCCTCACCGCCACCGAGTTTGGGACATTTATTTACCGTATTAAGCCAGAGTGCCAAGGGGACGAACCTGCTCACTCTCTTTGTGTTAAATGTTTCAATGAGGGAGTTAAAAGTGTTTTGCAACGGCATAACTCCATTTACGTAAACTGTCCCCGTTGTGGAACTAAACTTCAGATAAGGCCATCCGCCCCCCTCAAACCGAGACCTAGTCGTAGGCTGTTCTAAGTTCATTTAATTTCTCTCGCAAGTAACTCCCCAAACGGCTCCAGTACCTCGGCAAAGGCGTGGGCGTGCTGCGGAAACCGCTCACGGATGAAGCTGGCCAGGCGCTGGAGCACCTCCATAGCGGTGGCCA